CCTGTGCCACGGGAGTTGCAAGACGTAGAAGAATGGGCAAATAGAAAAGCCGGGGTTTTTAGCCCCGGCTTTTTTATTTATTGAATTTGTAAATTTAGAAATTATACAGAAACCAATTTGGTCTCGAAAATTTTTTTCCATATTTACTCTATATAGGTTTTTTAAATTATGATAAAGCTTAGAAAGCTTCTACAGCATTTTCCAAAGAGTCAGCAAGAACAGAGAAGTTATTCTCTACTACCATCTTTGTAGCTTCACGGTGAGTGAACCCTACAGATGAAAGATCGTCAATGACGCTCTCGTTGATTGTTTGGCTGATGCTGTTGATGATTGTGTTTAATGTATTCATGGTGGATATCCTATCTGTTGTGGAAAAGAAAAACAACCTATAGTTGCAATTTCTTGTTTTTTATTTATTTATAAAGTATACTGGTAGGTATGCTTAAGAACTAAGAGGTTACCATGAAGAAGCCAGAAATTACAACTGCAGAAGACTTTTTTTTGGAAAAGTCCAATCTTCGTAAACATCCTAATTTTAAAAAAATAAAACAAGATTTTATAGACTCTGAAATTCTAGAAATAGAAGATGAAAAAAAGGTAGCTTCCAAAGGAAATGCCTATAAGAACACAAAATCAGGCTATAGAAAAGACCTGGGCTTAAACTTAAGATCAAACTGGGAAGCTAACTTTGCCAGGATACTAAACGCATACAAAATACAATTTGACTTTGAACCGACTACATTTGCATTCCCAGTAAAAAGGGGAACCAAGGGTTACATTCCAGATTTTTATATAAACAAATCTAGCGAATGGGTAGAAATAAAAGGATATTTAGATGATAAAAGTAAAATCAAACTCAAAAGATTTAAAAGATATTATGAAGATGATTTCAATAAACTAACTTTCATAATAAGCAAGTACTCTACTGCAGCTAAGAAATTTGCAGAAGAAATAGAAATACCAAAAGTATTATACTATGAAGACATCCGAGCTGCTTATATGGAAAAATTACCCCTCTGGGAAGGAAAATAATGGCCTCGTATAAGGAACAATATTATACTCTAAGCGAAGACGAAATGCAGGCTTTAATTACGAAAGCTAAAGCTGGAAGTGAAAAAGCACAAAATGAGTTACTCAAAGTCTTCAACAACTTTCTAACTAAGTACGTTACAATGTTGTATTACTCTAAATACAATTTGTCCGACTACGACATTAGGAGATTTACATCTTTATTTATTAAAGATAACTTTGTCAGATTTAACTTGATGAAGAATCAATTAAATCCAGCTGGGTTTAAACACGTAAACGAATGTCTGCGACGGAATTAACTATATGGCCAGAAGATATGGCGATGAAGAAGATGTTAGGCAAACAGTCAACATGACTTTCTTCCAATGCATAACTAGGTATCAAAGAAAAGATTCGGAAAAAGGTCCTATCCCATTTAGTGGATTTCTGTACAGTTATTTCTTTTATCTTCTTAAAAAGAATGTAGACAACTTCCTCATAGATCAATTGGGTAGGAAGAGCTTTCCATTATTATCCGATGAAGTCAATACGGAAGAAGAAGGCGAAACTCAGCCTGGATTCAAGGCTCCTCCGGTAGAATATAGCTTAGAGCAAATACTTGGAGCAGAAGAAATAAATGAGTTTTGGGTTTTAGGCGAAACTTGCTACCCACCCTTTGATCAATTAACAATACAGGAAAGACAGTTACTGAAATGGAGATTTGTAGACAACAGAAAATCTTCAGAAATAGCACAAATAGTTACCGAGCATCCAAATACTGTAAGAGAACATCTGATTAAGGTGAAAATCAAAGTAAAAGAAGCTATAATGGAGAACGATATGGCCGACCTACTCGGCATGCTGAAAATAACAGAGGTCTAATGAATCTTCAATCAATAGAGAAGCTAAACGATTTATTAAGTGAATTTTTAAATCCACAAATAAAAGAAATAATAACAGCGTATGGTAACGGCACTAATGCTGACCAATATTTCGTTAACATACCGGATACCAATTCCATCGATATGGGAATATCTGACTTAGCTAGTTTAGTGGCTAGAACTTCCAACGTATATGGAAGAGTTACTAGGTTTGCAGGCATGGCTCGAGCTAGCTATAAATTGTCTGAGGGAAGATACAAGAAATTGTACAAGTCCAATAGAACCGGCAAGAACGAAGCAGAGCGTGAAGCTAATGCTCTAGAGGCTGCAGAAGAAGAGTACACCGCAATGATAACGGCAGAGTCTATTGTTCAATTAGCTGAATCAATGGAAGGTGCTGCCAGAATAGCTTCTGAGTCTGCTAGAAAATTATTGGATAAAGTCCAATCAATGCAAGTAGCTTCCTATAGAGAAGAAAAGGGTAGCTATAATGAATCTGATTTTAGCACCTATTAAGGATAACAATGTTTGTAGCACATTATAAATCAGTTTCCTCTCCAGAAGAATTTTATTCCGAAAAAAGAGAAACTTTAGATTTTCCTACTCAAGTAGAGATGAATAAAAAGAAATATTCTTTAAATACTACATATCAAGTAGAGTCTGATTCAAGATATAACCAATTAGTTAGTATGGCAGAAAAAAATAATATTCCATATGGAGTAAAAGTCTCGTAATGAATATAGAAGTCTTTTGCGACGGAGCTTCCAGAGGACAGGGGCAGAAAAAAATTGGGGAAGCTTCCTGCGCTGCAGTAGTTTACAAGAATAGAAAAAAAGTAGCACAGTTTGCTAGAGGACTTGGGGCTAGAAGCAACAATGAAGCAGAGTACGAAGCTGTAATAGCGGGTTTATTAATTTGTTCTATGTCTGATTTTATAGATCCAATTATTTATACTGATTCTGCGGTTGTGGCCAATCACATAAACGGAACATGGAAGTGCAAGAATGAGGCACTACTTCCGTTGCTAATGACCATACAGGATATAAGAGAAGAGTATAAGTTTAGAGTTTTGCAAGTGCAAAGAAACTTTGTTTGGGAGCCAGATGCTCTAGCTAATGAATTTCTAAATCAATTAGAAGCAAGAAAACTAATACAAGAAAAATAGTGGTATAATGGAACCTATGAGATATAACTATAACCCAAACTATCCAATCATAGTTGGACTTTCTGGCAAGGCTGCCACTGGAAAAACTTCAGTAGCAGAAACCATAGTACCTAAAGCCTCTTTCGATAACATTAGAGATGGCGTTGTATGGGAACACATTTTCTTTGCAATGCCGATATATGAACTCTATTCTAGCAGAACTAAGATAGAAGGTTTAAATGCAGAGTCCAGAAAACTATACAGTATTCACGACACCCTGTATGACATCTATGGTTCTTCTCCGATTGGCAACATACCAAGTTACGATGATTTTATTGAATTAGTTCATGACATAAACTCAGAGCCATTAAATTTTGCTGGAGGAAAACCAAGAACATTCTTACAGAATGCTGGCGACCTCTGCAAAAAACACTATGAGAAATGCTTTGCTGATTGGGGAGTAAGAAAAGCATCTAAGATGCATAGAGAGTATCTTAGATCAGTAGAAGAAGACGAAGCTAAACCATATTGTATTTTTATTTCTGATGTTAGATTTAGAAATGAAGCGGAAGCTATTCTCGCTCAACCAAATAGCTTAATTATTAGATATAATTCTTCTGATGAAATTAGAAAAGAAAGAATCTATAATAGAGATGGGGCTTACATGACAGATGAACAGAATGCCCATAGAACAGAGATGGAGATAGAATCTTTTACAGATTTAGCATCTATTATTATAGATTCCTCTTCTATTTCCGTAGAAGATCAAGCTTCCGCTACAATGGAAGTAATAAAAGAAAGTTTTGGTTTAAAATCATATGCCAAAAATTAATAAGAGTGCCCATGAAGAGAGTATGGGTTCTCCAATAGACCAGGTGGTAAATTTAATGTCAGGTGAAATATCAATTTCAACAAGTCCAGTTTTTATATGTGGAGTAAATAGAAAGGTAAATATCGGCAACTTTGAAAATGTTGATATTTATGCTGGCATTACTATTCCTATGGCTAATGTCGATCCCGCCGACAAAGACGCCCTAGCAGAGGCAGTAGCTAATGCAGCTGCCTATGGTTTTTCTCTAGTTTCAAAAGAGACTGGGGAAAGATATATGTTGATCAAAGATGGCCAACAAGGTAAATAATATAATTAATCTATCTACTATACTGTTGCACATATAAACTAATTAGTGTATAATATAGTTGAATTAATTCAATTTAAATAATGAGGTAAATAAAATGATTAAAAAGTTAGCTAAAAAACTTACAGCTTTTCTTTTAAAGTTTAAGAAAAAAAATGCAACATCAGCTCAAGATAAAGTGATTAATACACTCCTTGAAAAGGTCACTGAAGACATAGCTGAAATAGCTGAGGTTGCTGATAAGGCTGCTTCCAAGGTCATTAAGACTGCAGTAGAAGAGGCTAAGGTAGTTGCTGACGCAGTAGAGGCCAAGGCCCCTAAAACTACTCCTAAGAAGCCAGCAGCTAAAAAAGCAGCTGTTTCCGGCGAGGCAGCTAAGCCAAAAGGCAGACCTAAGAAAAGTAATTAGAAAATAAAGACCTCCTTAGCCAATTAAAAGGTTTAAGGGGGTCTTTTTTTGATTACTATTTAACTTATGTCTTTAGCTCAATACAGAAAAATTACAAAAGGTAACTATGAGGTCCCGCCACATACCCCTGAAGAAGAAGCTCCTGTAGAGGAAGAATAATGGCATCTAAGGCAAAGGTTTTTATTGGTGGTCTTCCCAAGATGGGAACAACTAATTTTAGGGGTTTACTGCTACCTAAGCCAGCAGTAAAGAAAACAAATATAGCTACAGCAAAAGGGACACAGTCTAATGGCAACAAAAAAAACAGCCGCAAAAAAAGATAACAAGAATACTTATATGATGAATACTCTTTTTATCGATGATAATGGCAAGGCAGCATCCCCAAAAAAGGGTGTCCTTCCTACTG